ATCAATTAGTAGGTGCAATCTATCTACAACCAACAAGAGTAGCAGAATTCATTTACTTAGATTTCAACATCTTACCAACTGGAGCATCATTTGGAGCTTAATAAAACAAATCAAGAACGATGAACGACAAAACTAGATTAAGAATAAAAGTACCGTCTCATCTATACGAAAGCGTAAAAAAGCAATTGGCGTTAAAAGAGGGACAGTCTAATTTTTCAGGAGGTGCCTACACAGAAACCGTAAAAGAAAAAAAGACTCCCTCTTCAGCTCCAAAAGCCGAAGGCGTAAAATCTAAACCGACTTCTCCAAAAGAAGAAGGCAAAGAAAAAACGATAGAAGAAAGGGTCGCAACTCTTGAAAACCTAATGAAAGAATTAGTAAAAGAGAAAAAACTGATCAAAAAAGAAAGCGAAAAAGATCAGGGTTACGAAGCCGGCAAACAAAAACCTCAAACCGAAGAAAAAGAAGGTACTGACAAGTCTTCTGATGAGGAATAAAAACATAAAAACACAATATTTATAAAAAAATAAAATAGACATAACATGGCAGTATTGGATCCCAATGAGATAATGTTTACGGCGTTTGAACCCACAGTCGCCAACCGATTTGTAATGTTCGTAGACGGTATCCCATCTTATTTAATCAAGAAAGCAGATGCTCCAGGCATCACAATGAATGAGATCAAACTTGATCACATTAACGTATACAGGAAGCTTAAGGGTAAAGCTGAATGGAAAAATATATCAGTAACTCTTCACAACCCAATTTCTCCTTCTGGTCAGCAGACTGTTATGGAGTGGGTGAGATTACATCACGAATCTGTTACTGGTCGTGACGGTTATTCAGACTTCTACAAGAAAGACGTTAGTATGTCTCTCTTAGGACCTGTCGGTGATATCGTTACTGAGTGGATCATCAAAGGTGCATTCATTACAGAAGCCGGATTTGGAACATACGATTGGGGTTCAGGCGATCCAGTTGAGATCACAATGACTCTTGGTATGGACTATTGCATCCTTAACTACTAATCTGTACATAACGCTTGTATATTAAAGCCTCCCCGCACTGCGGTGGAGGTTTTTTTGCGTAAAATAATTAGTGTACCAAAAAAATTAATTTTATTAGAAAATTTCATGTTTATATATTTATAATAAAATAAAAAATCTATGGCAGAATTAAAGATTCCTACGGAAACAATTGAACTACCTTCCAAAGGATTGGTTTATCCAAAAGAAAATCCTCTATCTGAGGGGAAAATTGAAATGCGTTATATGACAGCTAAACACGAAGACATCTTAACTAACGCTAATTACATGAAACAGGGCATTGTGTTTGATAAGCTCCTTCAGTCTCTGATTGTGTCAAAAATAAACTTTAATGATCTAATCATTGGAGATAAAGATGCCATTCTAGTAGCCGCCAGAATCTTGGGTTATGGTAAAGACTATCAGATTAAGTATGAAAATCCAAGCACAGGAGAAGAAGAAGATTATAATATCGATTTAACAGAAATCAAAGAGAGAGCGGTAGACTATTCTCTTTTCGATAATAAAAACGAATTTAGTTTCACACTACCTTCATCAGGAGACGAGATAACATTTAAACTTATAACCCACGCAGATGAGAAAAGAATTGAAGAGGATATTAAAGCAAACAAGAAACTAAATATATCTTCAAATATCACATCTAAATTAAAAGCTAGCATTTTATCTGTAAATGGAGATACTAGTCAGAAGACTATTAGAATGTTTGTTGACGAGTATATGTTATCGACTGATTCTAGGGCTTTAAGAGATTACATGAAAAAAGTATCACCAGGACCTGATATGACATTTACGTTTGTTGGATCTGACGGATACATCGAGGAGGGTGTAGAAATTCCTATCGGGTTTTCATTTTTTTATCCAGCACTCTAATCACAGATCTTTAGTATTTAAAGAGATTCACGAAATTGTGTTTCACGGTAAAGGTGGATACGATTGGGAAACTGTCTACAATATGCCGATTTGGCTTAGAAGGTATACATTTAACGAGATTAAAACTTTCTATGACAAAGAGCGAGAAGAGTACGAGAGAGCTTCTGGTAGAGATATCATAACCGCATCCACCAATCCGCAAAAGATAATATCTAATGCACCTAAAGATTTACAAAAAGTGAATATGCCGTCTTTCGTGAGTAAGATTAAATCATCGCCAAAGTCAACTAAAAAATAGATAAGCAATATTTATAAGAAACGTTTTTAATGCCGAAGAAACCAGCTAAAAACAAGGGCGAAGAAAATCCTGAGGAAGAAAAAGAAACCAGCGCTAGTAAACTACTAAAAGATTTACTGAAATTGGAAAACGAATTGGTTTCGTTAAAGGCAGAAAATTCGTCAATTTCAGAAAACATTTCAAAAAGTACTCAACAGCAGTACGAAAATACTGAGAAATTAAATTCTGCGCAAAATCTCACCAAAGCTCTTCAGGATAAAGTAAAAATAGACGAAGAGTCTGTTATTAAATTAACTGAAAAGAAGAAAGATAGCATATCTGACATACTAGTTTCTACCACTAAACAATCAGAAGAGGGCAAATTAATTAAAGAAACTTCTTCAGCTACTGCTACAACCAACAAAAACTTATTAGACTCAACATCGAAAAGATCTAAAAAGTTAGAAGACGATGTAAAAACTACAAAAAAGATATCGGAAGTAGAGGAGACAATAAATAAAAAAGTAAAGAATTCTTCCGATTCCAGTAAGTCAGATAAAGCTGAGAAAAACACCAAAGCGAAAAAAGAGGAGTTAAGCATAAGTGAAAAGCTCTCAAAAAAAGAAGAAGAATCGCTCAATGTACAAGAGCTAATAACCAATGCCAGAGAGAGGTATCAAAAAAGATTAAATGCTATAAAATCCGGAAAGTCAGAAGAAAAACCGGTAAAAGCCAAAGAGGAAAAAGCAGTAGAAACTCAGCCTGAACAAGAAAATCCTCAACCAAAAAAATCAGAAAAAAATACTGAGTCTCTAAAGCAGGAATTAAAACTCTATAGAGACATTAAAAACGTTTCTGACAAGATTACGCAATCACTTCAGGCTAGTTCAAATCAATTAACAAAGATAGTTAATTCTAGAACAAAAGAGCTGAATCTGGTAAAACAGATATTAACTGAGAGCGCTAAAATAAAAGCTTCCGCTCCTCAAGTACAAAAGATGTCGCCGCTGTCTTCTAAAAAACCAGCGACCAGTCCTGTTTCAAAAACTTTAGCACCAAAATCAGAATCAGCGTTACCTCCTGTTGTTAAAAAAGTGGCTCCAACCATTCCTCCACCACCTCAGTCTATAAAAAAAGCTGTAGCGTTACCTCCTGTAAAAAAAGAAACAGAAGAAAAATCTACAAAACAAACTCAAGAAAAACAGTCCGTAATAAAAGAGGAGACTCTAGTATTAAACACTCAAGATTCAATCTTAAAAAGATCAGAAGATCATTTAAAAAAGAAAATTGAATTCTTTAAGAAAGAAGAAAACGTGTTTAAAAGAATAGAAGCTGATACTAAAAAGAAAGAGCAACTATTTAAGAAAGAAGAGCCGGTGATAAAACGAATAGAATTAGACACAAAGAAAAAAGAATTACTGTCTTCTAAATCAGAGAAGACATCGAAAACTACGACTGTTAAAGAGTCTAAGAGCGTTGCGAAAACATTACCGTCTCTACCACCTCCAATTAAGAAAGTTGCTGTTCCACAGCAGCCAATTAAGAAACCAACGGCACTTGTGCCGCCACCTCCAATTAAGAAAGTTGCTGTTCCACAGCAGCCAATTAAGAAACCAACGGCACTTGTGCCGCCACCTGCACCGGTGAAAAAAATGGCTTCTACTAAGACCGCATTTGATACTAAATCAACAGAAAAAGAGTCTAGTATAATTGAAAAGATTGGATCTCAAATATCTAAAATCGTTAATTCGGTAAGGAAAAAATCTGAGTTCATAAACTTAATTATTGAGGGTCTTTCTGAGGAATTCGATATATCTAAGAAAATAGAAGACAAGACATTTGAATCTTTTGATACATCTAAAAAGACAATAAACAGTCAAGAAAGTATTAATAAAGCTAAAAAAGAAGGTCTGTCTATATCAGAGAAAACAGTCGCCAAAGAATCAGAAAAACCTAAAGCTTCTCAACCTAAACAAGAAAAATCTGTTGTAGAAAAAGCCTTACCAAAAGCAGTAGAAAAACCCGCTAAACCGGAATCGATTGCTAAAAAAGTAGAACCAAAAGAAGTACAACTACCTAAAAAATCCAAGACTCCTGCCCCAGAAGCAAAATCAAAAGCTCCTGAGGTAAAGACTGAGGCATCTAAGATAGTTGAAGAGAATGTATCGAAAACATCAATTGCGCAGAAAGAGTTAAATTCTGAAATAGAAAAATCTATTCAGACTGAAACTCAATTTGTGAATATGTCTTCTTCGTATATAGCTCAACAGAAAGCAAAAATTTCTTCTCAGAAAGAATTAAACGAATCTAAGAAAGAAGAGCTATCTATAATAAAACAAACTTCTTTAGAGGCTAAAAAAGCTTCTGATGTATCTACATCAAAAAAATCAGAAAAAACTGTTGTTAAAAAAGCTGAAAAAAGTGTTACTAATAAAGCTGAGACTACTAAAAAAGCGAGTGAGTCTAGTACTTCAAAAAAACAAATAGTCGCGATAGAAAATCAGAAATCTATAGATAAAAAAATAGAATCAAACATAAGTAATAAAGAATCTATAAATAAAAAATTAGAAAGTAGTACGAATAAAGAGTCTTCTATAAATAAAAAAGTAGAAACTGGTATAAATAAAAAGGAGACAGTAGAAAAGAAATTAGAATCGAGTGTAAATAAACAATCTTCACTAGATAAGAAGTTTGAATCGAGCATAAACAAACAAAAAGATACATACAAAAAAGTAGAAGACAACATAAACAAACAGTCTTCTGTAGATAAGAAAATTGAATCAAGTACAAACAAACAAAGAGATGCTCATAAAAAAGCTGAAGAGAATGTAAATAAACAATCTTCACTAGATAAGAAGTTTGAATCGAGCATAAACAAACAAAAAGATACATACAAAAAAGTAGAAGATACTATAAATAAGCAATCTTCTATAGAAAAAAAGACAGAGAGTGTTACTAAAAAATCAACACAGAGTAAAGAAACTAAAAAAACAGAATCTATTACTCCAAAAATCGCTCCTGTTCCAAAAGTAACGCAATCAATAGTTCCCGCTTCTCCAGCATCTCCAACAGTTAAAAAACCAACAGAAAAGAAAAAACCTGTTGCTAAAGTAGAGAAAGACGTAGTAATGAAAAATGCTGCGCCTAAAATGGTGCCTGCACCTGAAACTATATCAAAAACAGCACAGGCTCAAAAAGAGGTGAATAATCAAATGGAAAAAGGAAACGTGGTTAATGAAGAGTTCCTAAATGTTTCCTCAGCAAGAGTCAAGCAGATAATAAAAGAAAGAGAACAACAAGAAGCACTAAAAAAATCACAAGAGGATACACTATCTATACACAAGAAAATCACAGAAGAGAAATCTAAAAAGACAAGTAAAAAAGAATCTTCTGAGTCAATAACGAAATCAGCTAAGCCGCCGAAAGAGCGTAAAGAGAAACCAGAAACAGTGGCTAAAGCAGCGGGTGCTGCGCCTCCGCCTCCACCTCCTAAAGGACCAACTCCGCCAAAAGATAAATCAACGGTCTCAGGCCCAGGAGATCCAGATCCAAAATCATGGGAAGCAACGCTTCAAGCTGCTAGAGGAATACAAGAGGCAGCAAAAATGGCAATGGATTATGAGGGTCAAAGTTCAATAGTTCAAAAAGAGAACATAAAACTATTAGATAAAGCTATTCAAACAAGAGAAGGAATTGAATCCTCTATTGCCGCATCCGTGGAAGATGGAGAAATGCTTGCTGATTTGGAGAAATTAATGCATAAAACCGCTCAACAAAGAGTATTCGCTCAAGCAAGGCTTAAACAGCTTGAGGAAGATATGGGTCCAGATGCTCAAGAGGCTCTAAAAAAGCAAGAGGAAATATCTAAAGCTATACAATCAGAAAGTTTAGCACAAAAAGCTCTAAATGAAGCCATAATAGAGGGTAGAGATTTAACGGGTGCTCAAGCAGCTGCACACGAAAAATATATTAAAGATTTAGAAAAAGCAAGCGCTATCGCATCTGCTCAGGTTATAAAATTACAGAAGGGAGTATCTTTAAAGCAAGCGGAATATATATCCGTAAGTCAGACATTAAAACAACACGATAAGACTATACAAGCTCTTAAAGAAGAAGAAAAACGTCAATCTTCTATAATAGAGAAAATGGGAGTTTTTGGAAAGAGTATGCAAGTGGTTGGTGGAATTCTAGATCACTACGGAGTTGGTAAATTCATGAAGATTAACGAAGCCATTGATGCGATGCAGAAAAAAGCTGCAGAAGGCGCAAACAAATGGCAAGTGGCATTAGCTGGCGTTGGATCTATAATGAAGACCTTTGGGGATATGTTGAAAGATCCAGTTGGTCAAATTACATCAATTGTTGGACTTTTAACTTTTGTTGTAAAAAAAGCAACAGAATACCAATCAAGATCTTTCGAAACTGCAAAGGCTTTAGGAATGACTGTATTCCAAGCAGAAAAACTAAGAGGCACATATGAACAGATAGCGAATAAGAACGGACAATTAGCTCTAACAGCTAAAGAGATGTTGGAAACGCAAGGTAAATTGAATGAGGCGTTAGGTATGATGGCTCCATCTACTGAAGAATTTGCCACGCAATCTACTCTAATAATGAGAAGATTCGGAGCTTCTGCGGAAAGTATGACAGAGTTGCAATTAACGGCAGCTAAAAACGGTAAAACGATGAGAGATACGTTTGCCACTGTTGTAGGAACGGGAAAAGCAAGAGCATACGAATTAAAGATGGCAATGTCGGAGAAACAGATATTGGACGAAATATCTAAAGTTTCTTCTACAGTCTATATGAATTTTAAAGGCAACGTTAAAGAATTAGCCTCGGCAGTTGTTGAGGCAAAAAAAATGGGATTAAGCCTTGACAAAATAGATAAGATTGGTGATTCGTTGCTAGATTTTGAGTCGAGCATGACAAAAGAGATGGAAGCTCAATTGCTAACAGGTAAAGATATAAATCTATCGAAAGCCAGAGAACTGGCGCTTGCTGGAGATACAGGTGGTTTGATGAAAGAGCTCAACAAACAAATCGGAAGTCAAGCGCAGTACGAGAAGATGAATGTAATTCAAAGACAAGCTTACGCTGATGCGTTAGGTATGAGTCGTCAAGAGATGGATGAAATGTATCGTCAACAAGAAAAAGCTAAAGTACTTGGCGAATTAGCACATCAATCAGAAGTTGAACAATACAATGCTCTTGTTAAAAGAGGAATGAAGCACGACGAGATTGCTAAGATAATGGGAGCTGAAGCCACAAGATCAGCTGAAAGCGCATCTGTTAATGAAAAGATGGCGGCTACAATGGAGAGAATAAATGAAGCGATCGGTAAAGCAATGCAGCAATTTATGCCTCTTATAGAAAAAGTGGCTAACTGGTTATCAGATACAAAAAATATCGAATCCGTAATAAATAATATAGTTACAACAGCTAAAGTATTGGCTAGCGTGTATGTCGGAATCAAGGCGACTAAAGCCGCAATGTGGTTAATGGAAAAAGGTAGTCTGTTAACTCAGAGAGCGAAAAATATGGCTGTAAAACAAGAGGGAGTAGCGGATAAAGCCAATCTCGCAACGGAAAAAAAAGGAAACATAGTAGATGGACAAAGAGTTTCAAAGAAGAAAATGAAAAAAATGTTGGCTCAACAAGAATCTACTACGGAAAAAATTAGTTTAGCTACAAATCAAGTTGGTAAAACAGTAGATCAAACAAGACTTGGTCTATCTAAACAAAATCTCGCAACCAGCGCAGCGTCAGGCGCCAAAGAAAAAGTAAACACAGGATTTAGTATAGTGAATGCAATAGCAAAAGTTACCGGAGCAGGGGGATTAATAGGTCCAATTTTAGGAGGAATAGCTGCTACAATGCTATTTGGTTATTTATCTCAAGTCGGCGGTGGCGGTGGCGGAGAATCCGGTGGTAGTGCAGGTGGCGGTATGCAAGCATTACCCGCTATAAAAGAAGCAGCAGAAGAAATAAAGCCCATGAATCAAGCCGCTGAAACTCAAAAAACTGTAAATACAGCTTTAGTTTCAACAAAAAAAGACGTAGAAAGAGGACAGGGCACAACAAACGTGACAGTCGTTAATAACATCGATCCAATCACGGGTAAATCTCTATCTAAAGTTGTTAATAATGATCCATCAACGTACGCAGAGTCTTCAAAAATTGCCGCAAATGTTAGAAAAAGCTAAACATAATAAAAATGCCATTAATAAGTCTTAAGACAAATTTAAAAGATTTAAAATTCGGAAGAGATAGATTAAACGGAGGAAGTTCAAATCAACCGTATATTCAATTTCCCAGAGACGAAGGTTCTCTGGTTCCGGAACCGTACAAATCTTTTTTTATTGCAAATAAAACGACTCACGATTTTCCTGTGAGAGGTGGTGGATTTTTACAACAACTTTCCAATGGTTTAGGTAGCTCAACTATAGCAAATCAAATAGATAAAGAGAGAATAGAGAAATTCTTAAAAGACGGCGAAAGAGGTCCAGCATTCATAAGAAAACAAACGGGTTTACAACTATCTAATCCAAGAATTCAAACCTCAGAAGTTAATCCAAGCTTCAAATTAGAAGAGATGCCTGGATTAATACAAAACACTAGACTATATAATCAAGGAAGAAACACTCTTACATCCGTTCAATATATGGGAAACGGAGTTTTTCTAAATAGGGCGGGATCACTACCTTTTAATCCTCGAGAAAAGTTCTATAAAGACGTAATGAAAGAAGAGCTTTTATTGAATTCGGTAGAGATAGAAGGCGTAAATAGATTACTTATTCTTCGACAATTAAAATTATCAGGTAGAGATCAAGATCCTCTGTCTAAAATAAACGATTTTAACACAATAAATCTTTTAGGAATATCAACCAATAGAACGAATCTTTTCGACTATTTGGGAGGTCCTGGGTCAGTCTACGGAGTAGGTTCTACAACAATTAGAAGAGCTTATGACACTACTAATGTTACAGTAGATGAAAAAAAAGGTGCATACATAGAGGGAAGTCAAGTAGTCATGAATAAATTGACATATACTTACGACAATCTAATGAACGAGTCCGGACCATCTAGAACCGGTGCAAAATCTGTAATTTCTAATTTTTCTGATTTTAGAGATAAGATACCAAATTACGCAGGAAAGAAACTTTCTGGATCTTATGCTACAGATGCTATCGATAAAAGATTTTATGATAATAGAGTCGATAGAATTAATACATTACGTCCATTTAGCTTTGATAATAGTAAGCGACCTTGGGATCCTGATAATAGCGCATATTACATAGAAAATAAAACAGCAAATAAATTAGATCTATCAACGAAACCAAACGATGATATGATAAAGTTTGTTTTTGAGTGTATAAGTAATGATTATGAATTACAAAACGACGCTATAATATTTAGAGCACACCTTGGATCAATAAACGATAGTCATAAAGCAAGTTGGAATGGTTTTAAGTATTTAGGAAGAGGGGAAAATTTTTATACATACCAAGGTGTTGATCGAACTTTTGGCACTAGTTTTAAAATAGGAATAGGTTCGCACCAAGAACTTAAAGTAACGTATAATAAATTAAATTATTTAATTTCACAATTATACCCTGACTATAATTTGAACACTCAATTTATGAGAGCTCCTTTAATGAGATTAACAATAGGAGATTATTTATATAGAGCTTATGGATTTTTAGAGAGTATGAATTTAACAGTAGACGATAAAAGCTCATGGGAAGTAGAAGAGGGTTCTCAATTACCCCATTTTATAAATGTGAGTTTTGATTATAAAATAATAGAAAAAACTTTGCCGCAGAGAGCGAAAGAAACTCTTACATACACAAAATTCATAGGAGAGCCACTATATAAAACAGGAGAAAATTCAATAAATTAATAATGCATGTCTTACCGATACGAAAATATAAGAAAAACTAAACTATCGGGAAATAGCACCACTTATTTTGTTAATGCTATATACCCAGATATTCCTCTATCAAACAACGATAATTACGTAATAACTACTGTAGGAGATAGATTAGATTTACTCGCGTTTGATATATATAAAGATCAGAATCTCTGGTGGGTAATAGCATCAGCAAATAATTTACCTGGCGATTCAATATATCCCCCAGTTGGAATGCAATTAAGATTACCATCAAATATAGAATCTGCGATAAATAGATTTAATGCAATAAACGGACTTCGATAATATGGCTGAAGGATTAAGTAATAAAGTAAGTAACGTAATGGGAGTTAGATTGCCTCTACAAGTTAGAGCGCAATTGCAAATTCGTGCTGCAAAAAACTCAAGTGTTACTGGTGATGCAGTGGAAGGTGTATATGACTATTCTAGATCCACAGACAATATAAAATATTTAGAAAACAAGACAGGTTGGGCAAGATTAGTATCATCAGTTGATGTGGTTGGAGAAGATTTAGAATACTTTAAAAGAATAGTTCCTGCTAATGTAAAACTAACTGATGGCAGTTCTTTGGCAAAGTATTATGTGCTTTCAGCAGGAACGTCAATTTATCAATCCAGCGATTCTGGATTCAAATATGGTTTTAGAAGTAGTTTAACAGACGGAAACGAAGAAAGTGCATTAGGGGCCTATGGCAACATTGCCAGCATGGATGAAATTAAATCACAAGGCTATAGACCAATGCCAGGCATAACTGAAGCAAAAATACAAACACAAGGAAGATTGGGATCGGTTAGACAAGCCACTATTAGTTTTAAAGTATGGACCAAAGATCAATTAGATATTATAGATGCTTTATACTTTAAAATGGGGTATTTAATGTTTTTGGAATGGGGACACGCATACTACTACTCAAACAAAGACGCTAAGTTGAAACAAATGGGAGTCACAGTCGATCCATTTGCTCCAGGAATAACAAAAGAAGAGTTAAATAGAAAAATTTCCGAAAAGAAAGAAGAGTACGATGGCAATTATGATGCCATGTTGGGAATGTGTACTCAATTTAATTTTGATTTTAATCAAGATGGAGGATACGATTGCACAATAAAAATGATAGGTTTGGGAGCTCTTGCAGACTCGGCGAAAATAAACATATCATCAAAGATACCTGATTTTAAAAAAGAGTTAATAGAACAGTTTTATAGTCTCTTAAGAAAGTACAAAGAGGAAGAATTACGTAAACAACAACAAGAAGAAGCAGCAGCAAATAAAGCGCCAATTGTAACAGTTGTTAATGGTCAAACGGTTGAAGGCACAAAAGCTCAAACCATAGATGAAGTTTTTACATCTAACAATGGAACCGGTAATATATTAGATTATACTGTACCAACTTCAAACAACACTAGTGCACAAATAGCCGCAAAAACTAACGGAGTAGTGCTTGCAAATTCGGTCAATGTCCAGGCCGCAATGTATAGAGATTTAGGTGTTATTATACCGTTAGGAAAAGAAGAAGAATCTCTTTCTAAAGAAGATACTAAATTTGACGGAAGTAAATTTTACTACTTCGCAAAAAATGTGGAAGAAGCTATTGCAACTATAAATTCATTTGAGGCTTTAACCCCAAAAGCCATTATTGGACCTGTGGCTATATTTATTTATACTGGTTCTAAAGTTCGATTAACTTATAACTTTAAACTTGGAGAAAGCGCAGGCAACTTTGGAGAAATCATCGCAGAATCTCTCGCAAAGAGCAACAACGGATCGACTTATCACTATTACATGAGTATTCCGTTAAAATCTCCATTTATATCAAAACAAGGAGACAGTGTCTATTTAACGCCCATAAAAAGTATGGATTCGTCCGGAGGTATAGACACATGGTATGGTGTAAGAAACGACGATAGTCGAGTAGCCTATGATAGACTTAGTTCTATTATAGCACAGGGTCCAAAAGGCGCAACATTACATTCTGATCTTAGAGATTGGGCAAATTGTTTATTAAGAACATCTATAATGCCATTAAAAAATGGTACTAATTTTTCCAATGGTATTCCAAAATTGAATATATTCTTACAAACTACAAGTGATCCAAATGAGCAAAGAGGTCCAATAGGAGGAGTAAGTTATTTAAAAACAAAACAGGGACTTTCTTCAACGATAGGCTGTAATATATCAAGTAAGCAAACACATACAGCTTGGCGGGAAGGACTAATCAGTCAAAATCTCAACGCGACTACTACCGAAACCGAGTTGCTTTGTACTATAGACACCACTGACTTTTCATTTCTATCCGCAACAAAACCAAAACCTGGCTCATTAATTACACAAGACTATTTAGATAAAGAAGCGGCTGCGGAGAAGAAAAAACAAGAAGAAGAAGCCGCAAAAGCAGCAGAAGAGATAAAGATTCAAGCAGAACAAGCAGTTAAAGAAGAAGGTCTCAAATACAGCTCAGGTTTAGAAACTTTTTTGAGATCTATACAATTGTATTCGCTAAATTATGCAGTTACATCGGGAAATTCAAATGCAAATCCAAATTTTGATTTTAGAGAAGTATCTATTCCTAACTTAGCGACTTCTAGCGTAATAGATCAATTGTTTAGTAATGGACTTTTTACTGAAAATATAAAGAATTTTTTAGAGAATTCAGAAAAAGATTATGATGATACCTCAGAATTTATAAAAAAGGGATTAAAAAAAGATGCTAATAAAATAGATAGACTTTTAAGTTTTGCAGCGTATGGATTTAATCACAATCTAATGCACGCAGCAGACCCAGAAGCTTTCGTAAAATCTAAAAAATTACAAGTGTGTGATTTTAAAGGCATGTTTCAATCTTGGGTTATACCTTATGATATTAATACAGAAGTTTTAAAAGGCATTGATATAAATCACCCCGTATATATCAGATTAGATTTACTATTAATGGCAATAAATCATATGTGTCTATTATATGATTCTCCCAAATCTCAAACTTCTAATTCTACAAGTGGACCTTCAAAAGACAATGGACCTACTTCAAAAAATCAAACTCCATTACTGTATGTAGATTTTAACACTCACACTAACCTATGTTTATCGACATCTTTACAACTTTCTGTTGATATAATGAAATTTCTAATACAGTTTCGAGCAACAAATTCGGAATACAGATCTTTATTCAATCAGGATTTTTTAAACGAAAGTAAACTTGCTCAAGAAGCTCAGCAATTAGCTCAATCAGGAAAATCAGCATCAGAAATAGGAGATCTTTTAGGAGAAAAGGCATTAGAGTGCATAACAATACAGAAAGACTTAGCTACTAAAATAGAATCAGAGGATGATGGAGAAGATCCACCAACCCCATTATTTAAACCAGAATCAGAAGATAAAATATCGGCATATCTTCCGGAATTTAAAGATCCTACAAATTTATCAACTGGGGCATGGAGCGGTAGAATTATGAAAGTATTGGTTAACGTTGATTACTTATTACAATTGTGTGCTAATCAATCCAACAGCGATGATTCTCATGGAGTTTATTTAAAGCCATTTTTGCAACAATTAATAACAGATTTAGGCAAAAGTTTAGGAGATATAAATGTATTTAGACTGGCGTATTCAGATCCATCAAATTGTTTATTCATTGTTGATGACCAGTCCTCACCATTAGGATACGGAGAGCAGTACGTCAGAAGTTATGGAGGAAGTAAAGGTCAGCAAATGTATGGAGACGTTGATATAGACAAAAATAGTTCTGTATTACCTCTCTACGGTAGAAAATCAATAGCGAAATCTCTAAATATAAAAACAGAAGTTAGTACCAAATTATCGAATATGCTAGCGATATCAGCAAATTCTGATAAGAAATCCGACGCGGGTAAAGACGCTTCTCCTTTTGGTCAATATAATATGAATTATATTAATAGGTACGTTAATCAAACTAGAATAATAGATGCTGGCAGCGATACTATACACAAAGGCGAAATAAAAGCGGCGAGAGCATTTAACGATTACATGAATAGTATATTTAAAACAGATCAACCCAAATTGGACAACATCGATCAGGCGGTAAACTATTATGTAGAGAGAATGAATGATAAAAAAGCGGAAAGAAACGCCACAAGAGCCTCGGCTATGATACCAGTATCTGTTAATTTTACTACAGACGGAATATCTGGACTTGCAATGGGTCATGCTTTTGAAATACCGAAACAACTTTTACCTAGAGCTTACGAAAGATTTGAGGACGCGAGTGGTAAAAAAGTAGGATTCGTAGTGATTGGATTAGATCATTCAATATCAAATAATAATTGGGAAACTTCAGTTAAAGCCAATATGTTCTTTATGAAAGATCGATACGATTATTACACAAGTACTAAATTCTTTAATACGAATGCTTTAGCACAAGGTCAAGTAGAAGGCATGGATAATGTAGGATACGTAAAAGAAGATGTACCACCAAATAGCAATCCGCCGTATGTTCCTGGAACGGGAGGATCAGGAGGATCAGCTTCTGCAATGACAGCAGCAATGAGCGCTGTGTTTAAAAGCGGTGGAGCTTCTGGATTATGTGCGTACTATACATATTCAATAGCTAATTCTTACGTAAAAGCTCTTCGCGGAGAGTCTAATTTACCAGGTCTTGTTCACGCTGGAGGAAACGCGAATGATTCATCTTATAGACAAAGATTGCAACAGTTAGGATATAAGATGCAAAGTTTAGGAAGCATGACAAAATCTCAATTAATAACTGAGATAAATAGACCTAGAGCAATCGGAGATATAATAAATTACGCATCTTTAAAACCAGTTTCATCGGTTAGAGATCACAATTACGCATACATATACGGACACACTCAAATTTATCATGGAGAAAACGCGTATAACTTGTCTATGCAAGGTGGAAAACACGGAAAAGCTGGATGGGCGTCAAGTTGGTCTAATAATTACGGAGCATCTTTCGTATATGGTAGCAAAAATTCTGATTTGTGGGAATGTTATTTATTCACTTTATCTTAAATAATATATGCCATTAAGATATTATCCTATCTCAAAAATAAAACCAAACAAAAAAGCTACTCCAGGTGAATTTTTACTTGACGGTAGACCATATTTAGGGGATTATTACGAAACTTTTGACGGTAAATTTTTTACTGGATCGAATCCTATCGTTGGACCGAATAAGCAAATATACCGCGCACCTGTATATATCTACTCTCCCTATTTAAGTGAAAGACCTCTAGCTAATAGTTTAAGAAAAAATCTCGCAAACAGTAATAGGAATCAAGCAGATAATAACGTTGTAGAAGATTCGATTGTTCCTGGAATAGCAATTCAACCTCCAAAATTTAAAGGAGAGCCAACATCGTATTTTCCAATAACTCTTCCAGAAGACTACGTTAATGGATCGTTTAATAGATATTTTGCAAAAAGAATAAATAGTAAAGGTTACGTAACCGAAATATCAGAAGAAGAATACGTTGCTATTCAAAAAGGAATTGTGCCGTACGATGTATCTTTTTATTTAACCGCAAAAATAATGTGGAAACTTACAGGACCTCTCAATCAAAAAAGATATTCTCAATACGATATAAGAGCAGGTATTATAGATACAAATAAAAGATTGGTAGAAACCGCAGAAAAGACATTTTTGGGTTTAGTAGATTTTATCGGTGGGCAATACGATAAATTTGCAAGGCCCACAGAATAAAAAAATTTCTTGGATAATATCCGATTGATTAGATTGTATCAAAATAAAAGGTTTTGTATTTCATAATAGAACACATAGATCAGTTAAGCAAACTGAGCCCAAGTGAATCTGGGTTCATTCAGGTGATATCACATAATGATAGTTATCATCCAAAGCTTACAAAAGCTTCCCTCATTTATTACAATAATTTTAGTAAAGGTTACATATTCTCCATAGATCACTCTGAATCTATGAGTCTAGATATAAATAAAGTGATAGATTTTTTAAAGCTTCACAAGAAAGTATATCTGTTTGACAAGAAATATCACTCATATTTTTTAGATATATCAAACGCTGTCGACTTGCAAATTGTTGCCATAAATCAGTTTGGAAAGTTTGATCATACAGAGTGCGATACATTATTGCATAACGATTTTAATAATAGATTATCGCAAAACTCAGATGTGAATCGTTTAATTCCAATAAGCAAACATTACGAAAAATGTGAGTGTTTCTATAATAAAGTTAGTTATCTAATGGGATTAGAAACCAATTCAGATATGGAAGATTTAATAGCCGATTCATACAAATATGTAGAAGAGCAAGGCATATTAGTTGACAAATCTAAATTCGAATCGTATTATAAAATACCCAATCCTGGCTATTCAATAAAAAATAGCATAATGTATGGATACTATAATTTATATAATACAACTGGCAGGCCTACTAATGCTTTCAATGGCATAAATTTTTTAGCAATACCCAAAGACGATGGATCTAGAGAATCTTTTTTACCAAAAAACGATGTGTTTGTGGAATTTGATTTTGATGCTTATCATCTACGACTCATAGCAAAATTAGTTGATTATGAATGCCCTGATGGATCAATGCATGAGTATCTCGGTAAGAAATACTTTGACAAAGATGAACTGACTGAGGAGGAATATAAAAAGTCAAAAGAGATTTCGTTTAGACAACTTTACGGAGGAATCGAAGATCAATACAAAGATATAGAATTTTTCTCTAAACTAGATAATTATATAGAGAAAGAATGGAAAAAATACAATACGTTTGGAGCGGCGGTCTTACCAACAGGGAGGACAATCAAGAAGACAGAGGGGATGAATAAGCTGAGAGTTTTCAACTACATCATCCAGAACATGGAGACAGCAACAAATGTAGAAAAAATCCAGCAATTAAAAGCCTTTTTAAAAGATAAAAAAACTCAAATAGTTTTAATAACTTACGATTCGTTTCTTTTTGATTTCAGTTTATCAGACGGTAAAGGCACACTAGAATCAATTCGAGATTTATTACAATCAGGAGGCTTTAAAGTTAAACACAAATACGGAAAAAATTACCAATTATAACACTATTTAGATATTTATTAAAGACAAGAAAGTTATGTACGACGAACTAGATCTATTAGACGCAGATTATATGAATAAACTCTTTTGCACATTTTCCCCTAAAGACAACTTAGAGTCCAGATTGGCGGAGATAAATAGAGAATACAAAATTCTCTATAATAAAATATTTGTGCTTTCTTCCCCCGAATCAGAAGACTACTTGTGCACCTATAATATAGAACAAGAAGACAAACAGGTAAAAATCATACCGAATACAATTCTTTTGCACCGAAAAAAAGAAACCAACACCCTCTATACCATAAATGCTTTAAACATTGTGATTAAGAGTTTAAATAACGGTGTGTTGGACTCAACCTTTCCAATACCTTGGAAGGATTATCACAACAGCGTACTTCTCACGCAAGATTCCCAGTTAAGAAAATTGAATACAGCGATTCACAAAATCATCACTGTATAATTAAATTGATTTTGTAAAAAAAGGTTTCGTATATTTAAAAATAAAAACACAGTTATGGATTTAAACAGTTTAAAGTCAAGACTAGCCATGTTACAAAATCCCCGTGGCGGACAAAAGAAGGATTTCTCAACAGTTATCTGGAAACCGGGAGTGGGAAAACATTTGGTTAGAATTGTGCCATCTGCTTATTCTAGGCAGAATCCTTTTAAGGAAGTGTTCATCCACTATGGCATCGGAAACAAGATGATGGTATCACCGACCACTTTCGGTGAAAAAGATCCAATCGTTGAATTTGCTCAGAGTCTGAGAAAAACATCCGAAAAGGAGAATTGGGCAACTGCTAAAAAGCTAGAACCAAAATTGAGAGTTCTTGTTCCCGTTATCGTAAGAGGCGAAGAAGACAAGGGCGTTCGTCTTTGGGAATTTGGCAAACAGGTTTACATGGACTTGCTCAGTCTCGTTGAAGATGAGGACGTAGGCGATTACACTGACCCCATTCAAGGTAGAGACATTACTGTTGAAACCTCGGGTAAAGAAACAACAGGTTTGATGTATAACACTTCAACTGTTAGGGTTAGAACTAAAATCACGCCTCTTTCAGAAGACGCTGACAAAGTAAAACTTTGGTTAGAGAATCAGCCCGATCCAAGCACTCTATTCAAGCGTTTCACTTACGATGAGATGAAAGCCGCATTAATGACGCATCTCAATCCTGAAGAAGAAATCAAAGAATCGGCAGATTCAGTAGAAACTCCAGAGAGCGATTTGCCTTGGGACAAACCAACAGCAAAGTATTCTCTCAACACAAAGAAATCGGAAGTCGACTCAAAAATTGACGACTTATTCGCAGATTTCTAAAATTTCACAAGCAATCCCTCTCTTAATTGAGGGGGATTTTTTTAAATCACAAGTATGGCAAAAGCAACAAAGTCGCTTAACGCGAGCGTATCGCAGGCAATAAAAGGGAATTTTAATCTAGACAGCTTTAAAAAATCAAAAAATTTAAGTTCAACATCAGTAAAGTTCAAAGATCAAAGGTGGATACCGCTGTCTTCCGCTTTCCAAGAAGCTTTACAAATACCTGGTATTCCAATTGGACATATCACTCTTTTAAGAGGTCACTCTGATACAGGTAAAACTACCGCTCTATTAGAAGCTGCAGTATCTTGTCAAAAAATGGGCATACTTCCTGTATTCATCATTACAGAAATGAAATGGTCGTGGGAACACGCAAGACAAATGGGTCTTCAATTTGAAGAAGTAGCAGATGCGGACGGAGTAGTATCAGATTATAAAGGATTCTTCCTTTTCATAGATAGAGAAAAATTGAATTGCATAGAAGACGTATCAGCATTCATGGCAGATATTCTTGATGAGCAGAAAAAAGGCAACTTACCTTACGATCTTTGTTTCTTTTGGGATTCCGTTGGATCTATTCCTTGTAGACTGTCTATAGAGTCTAATAAAAACAATAACGAATGGAACGCAGGCGCAATGAGTCAGCAATTCGGTAATTTCATAAATCAAAGAATTGTCCTCTCAAGAAAAGAAAATCAGCCGTATACAAATACGATGGTCGCTATTAACAAAGTGTGGGTTGCAAAACCTGAGACAATCATGAGTCAACCGAAGCTGTGTAACAAGGGGGGAAATACAATGTATTTTGATTCATCTTTGGTTATTACTTTTGGTAACATCGCATCAGCTGGTACAAACAAGATAAAAGCAACTAAAGGCGGTAAAGAAATAGAATTTGCTAAAAGAACAAAAATTAGTTGCGATAAAAATCACGTAACAGGTGTTACAGCAGTTACTAAAGTAATCATGACTGTTCACGGTTTTATTTTGGACGATAAGAAACAATTGGACAAATACAAAGCAGAACACGCTGACGAATGGACACAGGTTTTAGGAAACGGTCCGATAGAAGTAGTTGAAGAAGAAGAGGACTTTACCTCAAAAGCAGACATTTTTGACACAGAAGAATAATTAGTATGAATAAACAATACATGGACATCTTCAATTCTTTGAAAGAGAACAAAGAAACGAAGTTAGACTTGTCCGTAAACAGTCGAGTTCTAATAATAGATTCTCTCAATAGCTTTCTTAGATCCTTTACAGTCATAAGACACGTAAATCAGGCCGGTAACCACATCGGAGGGTTAACCGGCTTTTTACGGTCTTTATCTTATGCAATTAATTTGGTTAAACCAACCAGAGTGATTTGTGCGTTCGATGGACACGGTGGATCTACTAACAAACGTTATCTATATCCAGAATATAAAGCGAACAGAGGCATAAACCGGGTGACTAACTGGGATATGTTTGAATCACAACAGGAAGAATCTGAGTCAATAACCAATCAAATAGTTAGATTGGTAGAATATCTAAAGTGCTTGCCAGTAGATTTGATTGCTATAGATAAGATCGAAGCAGATGACGTTGTAGGATATATGGCGAATCAATTAGACGAGAAAGTATGGATAGTTTCATCTGATAGAGACTATCTACAATTAGTATCAGACAGAATTACAGTGTTTTCACCAACAAAAAAGAAATTCTACGATGAAAAAGCTGTATTAGATGAGTACGGAGTAACTCCACAAAATTTCTTAACACAGAAAATACTTCTTGGAGATAGCGGAGATAATGTTCCCGGTGTTAAAGGTCTTGGAGCAAAAACCATGCTAAAACACTTTCCGGAGTTGGGATCTGATAAGATTGTCGATATAACCGAGATTTTAGAAAAATGCACTACAGAAAACAAAAAAGTTCATTCTAGTATACTAAACTTTCAACATCAGCTTCATGTGAACAAGCAACTGATGGATTTGAAAAATCCTAATATTCCAGAAGATGCACTTGAAGAAATAAATTGTTGCCTACTTAATCCGAATAGAGAATTAGATTCAAAAGAATTTATTAGATTGTATCATGAAGATCAGCTAGGAAATTCTATAAATAATTTGCAAGCTTGGTTATTCAACAATTTTAATTATATCAAAAGCATAAAATAATATATGGAGAACGAAAAAGTATTAAATACGCTGACTACGTACGGCGCAGGATTTCAATTGAAGGTGCTTAACAGCTTACTAAAGCACAAAGAATTTTTACAGATTATAAATGATGTGTTAGATCCACAGATGTTCGACAATCCTAGTTCGCAATGGATAGTTTCTAATATTCTAAAATACTATTACAAATATCACACTACACCAAGTTTAGATTATCTTCAGATAGAAGTTAAAAAAATAGACAACGAAGTTTTAAAGGTGAGTGTTGTCGATCAGCTTAAAGAAGCATACAAAGCAGTTAATGAAGATAGAGATTACGTAGAAGAAGAATTTAGTAATTTTTGCCGTAATCAACAGTTAAAGAAAGCATTACTAACATCAGTAGATTTGCTTGGAAAAGGTCAATACGAAGACATTCGTATACTCGTAGATCAGGCGATGAAAGCAGGACAAGATAAAAATCTTGGACACGAGTACGATAAGGACGTAGAGACAAGGTACAGAGAAGAAGAGAGAGGCGCTATTTCCACTCCATGGCAACATTTGAATGGACTATTGATGGGAGGTCTTGGAGCAGGAGATTTAGGAATAGTTTTTGGAAATCCTGGAGGAGGAAAATCGTGGATGCTTGTAAATTTAGGAGCTGAAGCAGTAAAAATGGGCATGAACGTTGCGCATTACACTTTAGAACTGTCAGCAGATTACACGGGAAAGAGATATGATTCATTGTTTACTGGCATAGACTTTCAAAATCTATCATCAAATAGATCAAAAGTAAACGATGCAGTTTCTAAACTTGATGGTCGACTTATCATAAAAGAGTTTCCAATGGGTAAAACCACTCCTCAAGCCATAGAAAACCACATACAAAAATGTAAAGATCTAGATTTCGTTCCAGATCTTATCATAATAGACTACGTAGATCTGCTTTCCTCAAGAAGAAAATCAACAGATAGAAAAGACGAGATAGATGACGTTTATACATCGATCAAAGGAATGGCAAGAGAATTAAAAATACCGATTTGGACAGTATCTCAAGTTAATAGAGCTGGTGCTAAGGACGATGTTATCGAAGGAGATAAAGCGGCGGGTTCTTATAACAAGATTATGATAGCCGATTTTGCGATGTCACTATCAAGAAAAAGAGAAGACAAAGTCAAAGGAACCGGTAGAATTCACATTATGAAGAACAGATTTGGAGCAGATGGTATGACATACGAGGCCATAGTCAATACTCATAATGGTAAGATAGAAATAAACGAAAATCAGATGTCAGACGATCAATTAAATTTTGATTCTGGTAGCAATAATAATGGTTTTAAAAGCTCTACTTTTTCTAACTCAGAAAAAGCTTTCTTAAAATCGAAATTTTTTGAATTAGGTATGTAGTTTCCGTCGATAAGCTATATTTATTGATATAAAAACAAAATTATCATGAGATTCTTAATCGACATCTACAAAAACGCTCCGAAAGGAGACAGCTTCAGAATGGCTGAACCACCTATGAAGTACGCAGACAAGATCGCACAACTTAATAGCATTGGAGCAGATCAGTATCGTAAATTGGATTCAGCTACTCTTAATAAAGTGGCTAGAACTCAACCTCAAATGGTATCGTCTACCTCTGGTAACAGCGCCGTTCCAGGTGTAAATGCCTAATTAATTCAAAATTTCATTTATTGAGACAAGACTAGAGAACCGTTCTTAACCGAACGGTTTTTAGTCTCTAAAAAGAACTCAAGATTCTTTCGGGTCTAGAGTAGTATAAACACGTAAACAACAAAAAAATACATAATGAATAAAGATTTACAAACACCGTGGGGAGAGATAGGATACAT